CCACTGGCAGCGCCTTCCAGCTTGCTGGTGTAGATGGCCTGCTCTATGCGTGTAAAGACTTGAGCGAAATCTTTTGATTTGCCTTTATAAACTGCTAGGGTAGCCCATGAAGCGAAGCCACAGGCCAGAGCAAAGCCTTCCTTGGTGAGCAGCCTTTTCTTTGGCAGATTTACCTCAGTTGCATCCTTGCCTCTAAAATCAACTTCAATCAACGGAGTTTCTTCTGCCCACTGAACATACTGTTCAAAGTTCTCAAGAATCTCATCCGGAGTCTTGAATCTGCCATCAAGACCATGCTTGAGGCGCAATTGCCAACAATTGTTTCCTTTTGGTGCTGCCATAATTTGTACCGGGCTTCTGCCCCTTGTTTTGTGGTTATTTTAGAAATTGATAAAAATCATTTTTTGGAGTTGTCTGATAAATCCAGCAGCCATATTTTGAAAGTATGTTATTGCCAAAGTACTCATCAACTGCTTTTTTAACTCCTTCCCATTCTGGATAATCATGACCTGCAATTACTCCTCCTAACTTGACTTTAGGAAACCAAGCCTTAATATCAGCAATGACATTGTCATAGTCATGAGAGGCATCGATAAAGCAGAAGTCAAGTGATGAATCTGGCACAAGTTTAGCAGCTTCTAGGCTGGTGGATCTAACCGGAGTGATTATGTCATTAAGCGGCTTAATGTTTTTGAGAAATTCAGCATAAAGAGTTTTGTCCTTGATGGCATCAATGTCTTTGGTAAACTCACAGCCTGACCAAGTATCAACACAAGTGAAAGAATGTTCTTTACCGCTGTTAATTATTTCAACACCCATGTAAACAGATGACCTTCCTTTCCAGCTACCTATTTCGTAAAAGTTACTTTTAGGCTGGAAGTACTGAACTGCTGCTGAATATAGCTTAGGGTAGCTAAACCAATTCTCACCAATATTTTGGTAATAGTGATCCATTGTTACATCTTCTTCTTTGCTGCCTTCTTGGCCTTCTTAGCCACAGACAGCGCAATGGCTACTGCCTGCTTCTGAGGCTTCCCTGCTTTCATCTCTTTCTTGATGTTTGAACTTATCGTTTTGGACGAATACCCTTTCTTCAGTGGCATAGCTTTAAACTTCTTTCCGCAAAGATAGGTATTTCAGAATTGAGACATAAATGTCTCTTTGGTTTTGCCACCGACTCATGTGCCTGGTGTAACCACCTTTGGCAATCTTGACATCTAGTTGCTTAATCTTTCGATTTAGGTACTCCATGCAGTCCTGATAGTTCGGAGGTAGTTCAATGTGTTCGTACATAAGGTCGTTTTGGTAAGTTACATTAGTCTGCCAGAGTTCTGGCATTTGGCTTAGATGGATGGCGTTGAGTTCAATCATGGTAATCTTTTAGACGCATAAGTGGGGCATCAAATCGCAAAGCTATCATTCCTGTTGAACCTGATCGCATTTTTACTTGGTCAAGTATGCACAAACCATTATTTGATAATTCGCTATTGCCTATCCTAAATGTACCTTTTGGATCATTTGTTTCTGGCCTATACATCATCCAAATAACATCAGCATCCTGTTCAACAGATCCAGACTCACGAAGGTCTGACATTATTGGCATTTTATCACTTCTGTCATCTACTTTTCTAGATAATTGACTTAAAGCAACTACGGGTATATTAAGTTCTCTTGCTAGCAATTTTAAACCTCTGCTAATTTCTCCTACTATATTAACTCTGTTTGTTTCTTTAGGATTGTTGCTATTAATCAGGCCAATGTAATCGACAAATATCACCTTGATGCCATATTTATTTTTCCACATTGTCGCCTTGGTTCTAATTTTCATCATATTTAAGTAGCCATCATCACTGATTTTTAAGTTCCAACTTTTCATTTTATGAATTGAATCCATCAAATTAGACTTATCGTAGGGAGATAATTCGCCCTGTTTGATTTTGTAGGCATAAATATTTGACTCTTGACTTGCTAACCTCTGAACTAACTCATGCTTGCTCATCTCAAGACTAAAAAGGCCACATCCTATTCCTTGTTTTACAAGGTTTCGAATAATTGTCACAATAAGAGCAGTCTTACCTTGTCCTGGTCTAGCTCCAACAACTGTCAATTCTGAATTTGTAAGGCCACCGCATAGTTTATCAAGTGACTCAATACCTGTTTTATATCCAGCTATTTCTCCGGTTATCTTATTAAACCAAATAGTAGCCGACTCATCAAGCTGCTTATGAAAGTCATCATCTGACTTACTAATTGTTTGAGCAAGGAGCGAATCTGTTGATAATTGAATTTTAGCAAGTATGTCAAATATATCACCACTTTCAGATGAGGATTTGCTCATTAATTCAGCTGCAATTAAGTATGTCTTGGATCGCAAATAATGCTCGATTAAAATTCGGCAGTGAATTTCAACATGTCCAGGATTAGTTAGAGAAGTAAATACCTGACTTAAATATTTAACTCCTCCAGCATCTTTAATAAGATTTGACTTTTTTAGAGTTGCGGCAATAGTTTCAAGACTTACAGGTTCGCCAGCATCTTGATTAGCCCGTATTGCTTCAGCAATAACTTTATGCTGCGGAAGCTGGAATACTTCCAAAGTTGGAATTGTGGAAAAAGCAATAAGTCTTTCATCATTATCTAAAAGCATTGCAGATAGCACCTGCTTTTCAAGTTCTATGTTTTCAAAATTCATAATTTATATTTTAAAGGATTCATGTACTTTACGAATAACTGGCTCGGCCGGAATATTATGGTTGATTGAATTTTGGTTTTTAGGTAGAAAAATTCCTTGCCAACCACTAGCTATTGCTTCTTCAATTATTGCCTCTGCTAATTGATAATTACCTTGAGATAATGACTTTAATTTTTTTACGATTAAATCGATTGCATGTTGAGACATAAAAGGTTTTTTGATTGACTTTCTATGTGTGGCAAAATCTTCAATCAATTTGCCCAGGTCTCCATATTTTAAAAAATCAAATTCAGAATTACTATGTTTTATTGTTTTATTGTTTTTAGGTTTATATTGTTTAACTATGGGAGCAGTGCCTGTATCATCGCCTGAACTCTGCTTGGTCATCGGTTGTACCTCCGCTTGGTCAAATTCGCCCAAGCGAAGAGAGATAATTCTACTTGTACTTTGATTATTTGACTCTTGAATTATGTCAATAAATCCCCACTTTTTTAGATCTTCAAGGGCAGCATAAAAAGTATTACGATTGCCTATTCCGGTGAACTCACAAGCCTCATGAGTTGGCAATCCAAATGACTCTTTCCATTGCAACCTATTATTAAGTTCAACACACCAGCAATAAAGAGCAGTGTGTTGTGACTTGACTTCCTTATGGTAAAAGGCAAAATCAAACCATCGCCTGGTTAATTGATAGCCATTCATACCAAACGCAATAAAACATCCTTAAATAATTGTAATGCTTCTTGAGCTGGCATCGTTTTAAGTTCCTCTGCCATCTCTCGACTAATAACCTTATAGGCTATTGTTATTTCACGCTCACGGAGGTCAAATCTTTCAGGTCTTGCAAGGACTTTCTTATAGTCCTCATTTGCCATAATTTTTTTCATAAAAACAAAAACCCCATCCGGCTTTCCCTGCTACGACCAGCCAAGAGTAAGGCTGACAGGTACTGACCGAATGGGGTTTTAATATTTTTCATAACTCTTTACTAAACCGGGGTCGTAATCCGGGGCTTTCGCCAGCTGCAAATATAACTAACTTCTCACTGCCCAAAAAAATAAAACTGACATTCCAAGACTAAAGATGCCCAAGACAATGGCAATGCTCATCCATCGGTGATGGTGATACCTAGCCTCACAGAATGCACTGTCCATCTTATTGTGCTGACCTTTCCAGTATTCCAAGGCAGAAGATAGTTCTTTTACCTGCTCCCTGAGATCAGCAGATTGCTCCTTGTGGTAGTCTCTTGACCGCCTGTGATTGTCTGAGTGCCTCCGGCAGTCATCCAGTTTCTTTTGCAATTCGGTTAGTTCTTCCATGTTTTGATTTATTTTTTTGCAAATAAAATGTAGAAGAAATCAAAGCACCAAATTTTAAATGAAAACCATCAAACTATTTTTGAACCACCACAGGCTGGCTGCTTTGCGAAGCTGGTTGGTCAATGTGTCCTCTAGGTAATAACCTCTCTGCCGCATCTGTTGCATGATGTAGTCATTGCTTTGGCAATTTACATGCCCATCACCTACTTGACCAGGCACTGCCCAGGAGAGAATGATTATGCCATCATCCAGCACATGCTTAATTAAATTGTCCAGGAATGCCTGCTCAAATTCTGCTGGTATGTGTTCTCCCACTTCCAGACTCATTACACACCCAAACTGCTTTAGTAAGTTAAATGGCTGGCTCAAGTCCTTGACTGATCCGATGCCTCCTGTAAGCTCCTCTGTGTATGGATTGCCATCATAGGCTTCTACCACAAATCCGTACTTCCTGAAGAATCTGGCATAGTCTCCAGTGCCACATCCAAAGTCTACCAAGGTGTCGCACTTCCTGCGCCTAAGTATTTTTAAGATAGCTCCTGCAAGCCTACTATCATGGGCATGACCTTCATTGGTTGGATTCTCCCAGAATCCCTTCTCATTTATGTTCATAGTAATAATCTATTATGCTAATTACTTCATCAAGTGACCAGGAGACAACCACCATCCAGTTGGCAGCAATCAATTTGTCAAAAATTGACAACTGATGCTCTGATGGTTTATTATAGCCCACCTTCAGCTCAATAGCCAATCCGGAGTAGCCTTTCCACTGATCAAGGATCAGACAGTCTGGAATGCCAGCCTTAACTCCCATGCCTTTGAGCTTGCTTGCTTCAATGGCATTCCTGCTTCCTCCATTCGGGCAATGAAACCAGAATGCTCCAATTGTGTCCAGGTACTTGGCAACTGCCTTCTGGAAGTTGTCCTCAGTCCCTACATACTTTTTGAAGTGTGGATTGGGCTTAATGACTTGCGGCAACTCCATTTCAAATATTATTCCTGCCATAATAGTTTTGCAGTTACTTTTGCAAACCTAAACCAAAAGGATGGACTTACTTAAAATTTCTGATTTCTGCCGGAAGTATAAACTTCCACAGCACCGCTTTACTAGGTACAAGAGACTGTTCCACACTCAGAAAGTGGAAGGATACAAATATCCTTGGGTTAAAGTTGATGACTGGAATCTGGCAATGGTTGCCGATATACTTCAACACTGCGGCACACGCAGGCACAAGCAGAGGCTTAGCCTGGATGCGTTCTGTATTAAGCACGGATTGACCACTGAACACTTCAAAAAGGTATGTCACCGGATGAACCTGGAGGATCATGAAGGTCAATTAATGGTAGTGGATACCAAGCACAATTATGCCCTTCTGAAGTATGGGAGGCTGATTCGAAAAAAAATCTAAAAAAAATGTAAAATATTTTTGCAGATAATTTGCAGATATAAATTCTGTGCTTACCTTTGTCTCAACATTTACAAATAACAATTACAGACATGACAACAGCACAATTATCACAGCGCATCGATGTAGTAAGCACTACTTCTTATGGTCACTTTAAAGTGACTATTGAATACCGGAATAAAAGGTATTCATGCATTACTAATAATGCACCTGCCATAGACCGTCATGATGATGATGATGCAAAAGGGCCACATTTTAAAGGCATTTACACTCAGAAGGATGCTCTTAGGTCTTTATGGAATGAATGCAAGCGCAAAAATAACTTATTCTAATCATGGATATGAATCACCCACAAATGCCCCTAAAGGATCAGGTTATCCTTTTCGCAAAACTCCTCGCAGTCTGGGCAATCTGCGCTATCGTTTACGCACTTTAATTTTTGTTCAATAAATAAACCAAACAGATTATGGCAATCATCGCTAAATCAACCGGAGAAAGCACTCAGAGAGAGCTGATCCCTGCTGGCACTTATGTAGCCAGATGTTATTCAGTTGTTCACCTTGGTCATGTAGTTCAGAAATACATGGGTGAGGAGAAAGTAGTAGACCTGGTCAGGTTTACTTGGGAGTTACCCACAGAGCTTAAATGCTTCAATCAGGACAAGGGCATGCAACCATGTGCAATCAGCAAAGAAATGACATTCAGCCTGAATGAGAAGTCAAACCTGAGAGCTATGCTCAATGCCTGGAGAGGTAAGGCACTGACTGATGAGGAAGCAAAGGCATTTGATCTTGCTAAGCTCATAGGCGCACCGTGCATGATTAACCTGATCCATCAGCCATCAAAGGCTAACCCAGAGAAAGTTTATGAGCGCATTGCTGCTGTGCTGCCAATGATGAAAGGCATGGTATGCCCACCACAGCACAATCCTAGCATGGAGTTCAGTGTGCTAGAATTTGACCGCACTAAGTTTGAGACTTTGCCAGCATTTCTTCAGGAGATGATTACAGGCTCAAAAGAGTACCAGGCCATGATGAAAGCTCCAGTTGCTCCTGCTCCGGCAGTGGCAACTCCTACTCCGGCTCAGCAGCAGGAAATGCTCTATGCCCAGCATCAGCAGCAAGTGGCTGCTCAGGTTGAAAGTTTTGAAGATGAATTACCATTCTGATCATGGCAACACTCTGGCAACTAACACAAGAAGAACTCTCCTTCATCGCATTGATGGAGGAGAACGGAGGCGAGGTCAATGATGAGATCATTGAGGAACTTGCCATCAGGAGGGAGAACTTCCAGTATAAGGCTGAGGCCTATGCCAAGTTCATCCTGAAATTGGAATCAGAGGCTGACCAGGCTGCTGCTGAGATTAAGCGCATACAGGCACTGAAGAAGGCCAAGGAGAACACCGTGCTTCGCCTAAGAGAGTCACTACTAGCTGCTCTCATGGTGTTCACTGAAGAGGATGCTAAGGGCATCAGGAGGTATGAGACTCCATTAGCCAAACTAAGCACTCGTAAGAGTCAGGCAGTGGAAGTACTTGATGAGACTATCCTTCCAGCTGAGTTCTGGGTGGTTAAGAAGGAAGTGAGCAAGTCCACAATAAGTCAGGCCATCAAGGATGGTGAAGAAGTACCAGGAGCGCAACTAAAAGAAAATGTATCACTTAGCATCAGATAACGCACCGGATAACTCAAAGTATCGCTTTGATGTCATCAGCACAATAAGTGGCAGGCAAGAGCCGTACATAGGAGTATTTGACAACAGGAGAATCGCTGAGAACTGGTTTGCCACTTACGGACAATGGCATCTAAGAAGAGGCAGGCCACTAATATTGGTCAAATGCCCAAGTGCTAAAAGCAGTGAGGAAGAGTTTGAGGATTGCTATATTGAGGATAATTAAGAGTTATTGCGTAAATGTTACAAATAAAAAAAGGGAGGTTTTTGGCCTCCCTCTTTTTTTGGGTTGTGGTTAATTAAACACCAGCAACGAACTCAGCTTTAAACACACCGTTCACACCTGCATTTGAATCACCAGCTGGGAACATAGCAACTGGAGCAGAGTACAGGTCAAACGCTGCTTCGCAGAAAACTTGGTATGTCTCCTGGCATTCATCTGGCAAAATCCTAACATCCTGACGCACAGAGGGTAAGCCCGGAATCGGCATAGTAAAGCGATTCATAACTCCAATCTGACCATAGTTACCAACATAGTTGAGGTAAGGCAGATACAGAAGTGAACCCGGAGCAAACACGATGGCAGAATCCTGATTGGTCATATTGCCAGCGATGTTGGTATCAAAATAGAAGTCAGCAATGCCAGTGTTGTCACGAACAGTTGCAAAGTTGATACCATTAGCACCCTGACCGAAGTAGCGAGAGTCATTCATCCATACACGCTGAAGCGCACCAGCACCACCTACAATGATAGGCGCACCGTTGAACCCAGTGTTCATGTATGACTGCTTCATTTCGAACAGACCTTTTGCCTTTACAGAGCCATCAGTAGAGTTCTCAACGGTGTAACTAGGATTAGTTGCACCTCCAAACCAATTACCAACACCACCAAGTGCAGCAGTGATCAGGTCATCATTGATGGCCTGCACAAGAGCATTGGCTGAAAGCTGGAAGTCCATGAACATCTCACGAATGACCGATAATGCGCCTTGAGCTGCACCGATGCCATTAGCCCTTTCCACAATTTGCCCTGGTTGAACCGAACCGGTAAGTTGAGTAAGCTCAAGATAGCTGTCACAATATGTACGAATCTGAGCCTCAGACATTGTGAAGCTAACTCCACGATAATTGTTGATTGGAACTGTCTCCTCGATGTAGTTCATCTGACCATCAGCCACGCAATCTTTGGTGTCGGTAGCAGAAGAAGCTAGTTTGCGCTCCTTGTAAACCACACGAACTTCCTTGAGTTGTCCTGTGCCATTGTCATTGGCCTGACGAATGATTTGACCAGCTGCCAGATTTGATGGGCTGGTAAGTGCAGCAAGCATACCGCCATGAATTTGCACATTGCTTGGGTTGTTTATTAGGTTGTCAGCCAGGGAGGTTAATATCGCTGGACAGACATTAGCTGTTGAAAGTGACATTTTTTAAACTAAAGTTTAGCTGCAAGATTCGAAATGTCAGCAAGTGCTGATCGAACCGATGCAGGAAGTGGAGTGCCTTGACTAGCCTGTGTAGGAATAGTCGGTATTGATGGTGTGCCTGCTGTGAATTGAACCTGGTTAGTGCCACCTTGACCTTGCTCCTTCAACAGCTTATTCTCTTGCAAAACTAATGCAGAAAGGTCAGAATATGAAAACTCTCTACCATTATGGACAAGAGGCAAACTTGAATCTTTAGCATTAACTAGCCGGGCAGTATTGCGCTCAGCATCATAGATGAGCTGACCATCTAATTGAGCCAGCTTCTTATCCAGCACAGCCTGATAAGCTGGAACTCTGGCAGCCTCTGGAATCTGATCATTCCACTGGATGCCATTAAGCTGAGTCTGCTCCCAGAGGTTTTTCATTTTACTGACAAACTTCTGCTCAATCAGATGCTTATCTGCCTCTGCCTTACTTACCAGGTCATCATACTTGGCCTGAGCTTCTGCCATCTTCTTTAGGAACTCATCAGATTGATTGCTATTGGTGGCATTCTTTGCCTTCTCTTCCAGCTCCTTCATCTTCTTCAGTGCCAACTTGATTTTATCTCCGCTGTTCTTAGTCACCCGAAGCTCCTCTACGGCATTACCATCCAGACCGTACTCCTTAGCCATCTTAATTATTTCCTCATCATAGCCCATCATATAGTTGCTGATGAAGTGCTTTTTCAGGTCAAGGCTAGTTTTGGCAAGTTCAAAGTCATAGAGATTGGTATTGAACTTACTGCTGACTGCCTCCGGCACTTGGATGTCACCAAGG